GAGCAGCTGCTCGATACGGGCGCGATGGGTGACGGCGTGTTCGTCGTCGAGCGCAACGTCGAGGGCGAGGCCATTATCAAGTCGATACCCGCGAATACGTGGTTTCCTGAGCACCATCCCGATGACGTACGCACGATCCTCGGGCACAAGCAGATGTGGGTGCTCACGATTACCGAGGGCACGAAAGAGTACCACTTCTTACGCATCGTCGAATACCTGCGTGGCGAAAACGTGCACCGGATGTTTGAACTGAAGGGCAGCGCGGAGAGCGGCAAGGTAGGCGCCGAGATACCGCACGGCAACGAGGTATGGGCGCACTTCTACGGCGACAACATCCCCGATGAACACCAGGAGGGTGTAGATGGCGAGTTCCTGTTGGTGCCCGTGCCCAACTTCCGCACGGCACGCGAGTATCACGGGACCAGCGACTACGCGGGAATGGAGCCGATGTTCGGCGCGTTGGATTCACGGTTGACGCAGATAGACCAGATACTCCACCGGCACAGCGATCCATCGCTCAAGGTGCCGAGTGCGGCGTTTGAGAAGGTGCGCGATGCCTTGCGGGACATGGGGCCGGAGGCGTTGCGCTTATTGCGTATCGATGAGGACGGTAACGCGCCCGACTACCTGACGTGGGACGGTAAGCTGGCGGAGAACTTCCAAATGGTGGATCACCTTGTGGACAAGATTCTGATGGTGGGCGAGATCGACCCGTACCTTGTGGGGCGTGGCGAAGCGGGTGCGATGAGCGGGACGGCGTTACGCACACGGTTGATTCGCACACTGGCGAAGGTGGGCCGGAAGTGGCGCTACATGAAACCCGCACTGGAACAGGCGTTGATGCTCGCACAGATGCTTGAAGGAGCCGAGCCGGTTGGCGTGGACTTGCAGAAGTCGGACGGGTTGCCGGCGGACACGCTCGAAGCGGTACAGGTTGCGGAGCAGAAGATTAACGCGGGCCTGTCGAGTCGTAAGCGTGAGGGTATGCGCATCAACGACGTGGACGAGGCCGGTTGGGAGCAGATCGAGAGCGAGATCGATGAGGACGAGAAAGCGTCTACGAGAGCCGTGGGCGAGGGGTTACAGCGCACGCCCGTACAGGTGCGCCTAAACACGGACGGCGCACTGTGAGCAGGTGGGGCCGCACAATGTTGTTGGTGGTACTTTTCCTCGTTGTGTACATCGCGGTGATATGCGGGTGCTCTGAGACGACGGCGCCAGAGGAGTGCGAGGTATGGGAGAACGTGCCCGTGTTCCAGTGTGACACGATACGGGTAAACGTGGTCGGTACGGGCGGCGTATCGACGTTTGACGTGATCCAGTGCAACCGCTGGATATGTGTTGAGGGGTGCGACTAGGTGGCAATAGCACGCTCACTGATAAACAAGGCGCCGTTCGACCCCAACACGGGGCCGATTGCGGAGTTTTACCGTCGCGCCATCCTTGAGCTTAAGGAGCGAGCGGTACAGCGCCTCGTACGCGACAAGCGCGTGTTGACCTCGGAAGCACGGCGGGCACGGGTGCTGATACAGGAAGCAACCGAGATACTCGCCCAACTTGAGGCGGACCGCTCGCAATGGATTGCGGAGAATGTGCCCAATGCGTACCTGCGCGGGATACGTGACGCCAGCCTCGGCCTCAAGGAGATCGGCCTTGCGCCCGTGACCTCGTTGGAGCCACAGATACACGAGGCCGCCATCAACGCGCTGATCCGTGACCTACAGGACGATTACGCGGCAACCGATGAGCAGATACTAAAGGGCTATCGGCGCATGCTACGACGCACACAGCTTGAGGCGTTACAGGACAAGATGATTACCGAGCGCGTGGCACAGGCGACGTTACAGGGACAGGGACGGCGCGAGTTGTCGAAGGACATCGCACGGCGGCTGATCGATGAGTACGGCGACAAGCCGATACGGGTGGGCGCTCGCAACTATGCGGCGGACACGTATGCGGAACTGGTCGCACGTACCAAGACACGCGAGGCGAGTACGGCGGGAACGATTAACCGCGTGATCGAAAGCGGGCAAGACCTTGTGATGGTTACGTCGCATGGAGCGAAGGATGCGTGCGGTTTCTACGAGGGCAAGGTGTTCAGTGTGAGCGGCACGAGCGAGAAGTATCCGGGGTTGAACGAACTACCCAATGGCGGCCCGCCGTTTCACCCGAACTGTATACACGTTCTGGCTCCGTTTGTGGAGAGCTTGTCAAGCGGTGCGGAGAGGCGCAGAGCACGGGGTGTGCATCCCGCATCGCTAGGCAAGTCTTACGGCGACGTTGAGAAGATGGTCCGCAAGGGCGAGATTAAGGTGCCCGCAAGGCGCAGACGAAAGGCGGCGTAGCAATATGCCCCGGTACATCATCGGAGAGATGTTTGTTAACGGTCGTCCCTGTCGTCTGCGTCCAATGCGCCTTGACCAGTTTAGTAACTACTCACCAGACGAATTATTGTTGATGTATCAACGTAGTTCATCGGATGTGCGCGACTGGTTCGCCATCGCCGGATTATGGCGGGCGATACCAGAGTGGGCGTCGTACTGGTTATGGTGGCCGTATCGCAAAGGGTTGCATTGGCCCTATCGGTGGTCGCACAGATTACGAAAGGCGGCGTAGCAATGTTTGGATGGGTGAAAAAAGTACCGTGGCGCAAGGTGTTCACGCTTGGCATAGCGGCGTACTTCGAGCGCGACAAGCTGGCCGATCAGGCCAAGCTCATTAACCGCGCACTGATCGAGGAATTGGCGATGGAGATTGCGCTTGCCGATGTCAATGCGGACGCGGGCACGATTGAGCGGGCCGTCTACCAGAAGATACGCGAACGCGGGATAGACCCGCTTGGTAGCGTGGCGATACGGCGCGCGCTGGCGGTGTTCCTGCCGGGCGCAATCGAGAAGGCCAAGATATTCCAGAAGTTGAACGAGGCGAAGTGAACAGCGGTAAGTTCAAGATGTTTATACCGTGTATCGGCGGGCGGTGTCCGAGCCGGATGCAGCTAATCATCCGAAACGGTGCCGGAGAGCACTTTGATACCCCGTATTACCGTTGCATGCGTGACGAGGGGTTCGACCGTTGCTACTACAGCCATGACGAGAACGGCGTTGGTGTGGACCGTATCGGCGTTGACCGTTGGGTGCGTCACGCGGATACGCGATACCATCTTCGAGACGGCGATAAGCCGAGCAAGAAGGACATGGAGACAATGATATGAGCCGAGAACGGATACGGCGTGGACGTGTTCGCCCGTTTGTCACCGACAAGTTCCCTGTGGGGCGGTCGCGTGACTTTGGGCGACAGTACATTTCGGAGTACGACGTGGAATACACGCCAGAAGTGATTGATGGGAACCCCGAAGTGGGGGCTAGAAACCGGAGCGGCGAGCGCCGTCGCACTGGCAAACGGATAACCGACTGCTAAAAGAGGTGCAGGGATGACTGACGGGTCGCAAAACACGGAAGGCAACGCGCAGCCTACAAGCGCGGAAGGATCGTCACCGACGACGGTAGCAGCACCGGCTAATGACGGTGTACCAAGTGGAGTACAGGCAAGACTGGACACGATGGCCGCGCAGAAGAATCAGGCGGTCAAAGAGGCGCAGGACATGCGCGCTGAGTTGGATCGTCTGCGAGAGCAAACGAAGTCCGACCAGGAAAAGGCGATGGACGCCTTCGCAAAGGAACGGCTCGAACAGTTCAAAGTGGCAGAGTACGACCCGATAGCAACGATTGCAGAACAGATGAAGGGCGTATTGCAGACACAGGTTGACGAGTTCAAGAGTCGTGTACCGGAGGACAAGCGGCCCGCATCGTTCGATACGTTGCCGCTGGTCCAGCAGTTTGAGGCGTATAAGGCGCTGGCATCCAGTCTTGGCACGGGGACACCGACCACACGCCCGCCGGTCAACGGTGGGGGCAATCCGCCGAACGCGAACGAGGGCAAGCGTATATGGAAGCAGTCAGAGCTTCGCGCAAACAACTCGGACGCGGAATGGTGGAAGTCGCATCGCGAGGACATCCTTGCGGCACAGCGTGAGGGTCGAATCCTCTACAACGAATAGAACAACAGACACAATTACCTTGATGGGTTGTGGTAGGGAGGAAATGAAGTGGCAAGGTATTCAGCTTTTACAGTAAACGCGGCGGCGGGCGCTGCGGAGATGGTGCCGGACATCGTAGTGCCCGAGATTACGGAAACTGCGGCACGCAATGAGGTGTTCCGGCCTCTCATGGCACAGCGGGACGTGACCGGGCCGGGTGAGATTTTCACACACCCGACCGCTGGTGCGTTGTCGTTCGCACAGCTTGGATCGCAGACCTACATCGATGGGACGGCACCCACCGAGACGGCGTTCAACACGGGCGGGCGGACGTTCACGCCTCAGTTCTGGTTCTGTGACATCGTTGTGCCGATGGACATGATTGACGGCGCAGCGATGAGCGTGCAGGACGCGATCATCAAAGAGGTGGGTGTCGGGCTGGCATTGCACCGTGACAGTCTTGTTGCGGCGCTCTACACCGAGGCACCGGCATCGGGGCCGGATCACGAGGTGGGTACGGATGCCGTCGCGCTTTCGTATAGCAACATCACCGAGAACACGCGGCTTCTGTATACGCAGAACGCACCGCGCCCGTTCTCGTGGGTGATTCATCCGACACAGTGGGGCGAATTGATGGCTGACAACACGGTCATTGATGCTGCGACTGCTGGCCAGCCGGGGTTGTCGCTCATGCAGGGTGACAATGGCTACATCACAAAGGTGTTCGACACGAGCATCTACGTGAGTGACCAGATCGATGAGTCGAGCGGCCTTCACTCGATGCACTTCTCGACGGGCCGGGCGCTTGGTTACTACTTCAAGCGTTTGCAGTCACCGGTTAGCGGTGGCTCGGCTGAGTTGATGGTTGACATCGACTGGAACAGTGCTCGGCGTTCGTATGAAATCAACACCACGTACCAGTGCGCGGTGGGGGGGCTCAAGGGAACGAGCGTCACAACTAACAACTGGCTCGTGGACTGCATCAGCTAAAGGAGGTTGACGGATGTCACTAGCGACAGAAGAAGCCACCTTCAACACGGCTGTGGATGACCTGATAGCGGCGTGGGAAACGCTGATTGATGCGAACTCGGCCAACGAGCAGATGCAGATTGCTTTTGTGCGATCCAAGACAGGCGACAACGCCAACAATAGCAAGTGGGGCGATGCGGACGACGCAACGCAGCTAACGAAGTTCGACACGGGCAGGAAGTTCTTTTTTAAGATCAATCCCGACGTGACGGGCGACGTGCCACTTGAGGTTGGGGGCCGTCCTCTGTTCTGGAAGGTGACGAACGACGCCGGAGACCTGGCGTAAGTAACGGGGTGGGGTGCACCGCTGCACCCCACCCCACAAACAAGGAGAAATAAGGAATGTCAAGAGGCGAAAAGCCCGCTATCAAGCGCACGTCCGACACACCGCCAGAAGGGATACCCGCGCCGGGACTTATTCTGGTGGTACATGCTGGCAAGGGATACCGATGGGTGCCCGCAGAACTTCGCAAGAAGAAGGAGCGGCACGGCTACGAGTTCGTCCGCGAATACGCTGCGGGCGATGAGATCGCGGCGATGCCGCTTGAGGATATGACACCCGACCAGCTACGTGCACGGGCGGAAGTCATGCAGAAGATGGCGGGCGACAAGGACGCACAAGCTGAACGCAAGCTCAACGATACCGAAAAGGAATACGCGGCCAATGAGGCCAAGAAGGCCGCCGAAGAAGCGGCCCGCAAAGCACGAGCGAGTAAAACCAAGGCACAATCTGCCGCAAGGTAAGGAAGTGGGAACGGTGCGTAAGTTATTTGGATTCGTAACAGCGTTTGCGCTGTTGTGTGGCGTGTCGTTCGCCACGCGGGGGGATTACCGCGACCTGACGACACAACAGGCGCTCAACCGTATGCTCAATGGGCTACCCAACGAGTACACGACACAACAGGCGCTCAACAAACTATCGGCGGACGCATCGAAACGCGACTCACTCGTTACGTTGCTTTCATGGCAATGGGACGACGCGCTCGACACGCTGTGGGCCGGTGCCTACATGGACACGTTTCAGGCGCACAATCAGCCGTTCAGCGTCGGCGTTATCGCGTGGCAAGCGTTGCACGGTGACACCACGCAGGACAACGACGGCGTGGCAGATGAGTATCTGAGCGTGAGCAAGTTGCGGGCATTGCGAGATCGGCGCATCACGAATGAGCGTGGGGTCACGTCGAAGTTGTGCGCGTTTCTAGGGCACGGCTGGTATCCCAACACGGAGCTTTGGCAAGCCGAAGGTACAGCGATGAGTCGTGGCGAGTATACGTCGATGACACCGTATGAACAGGACGTGGAACGGTGCTTCCTGGCGATCCGCGACACTATCGGATTGCCGGAACCGCGTGGGTGGGTGAGTCCGAACAGTGCTGCGTTTCCGCGATACAACGAGATCATCGGGCGGTTCTTTGATTACCAGATCACGTCGGGGCAGACCTCGACGGGGACCAGTACAACGGACTTACGCTGGAATTACGAGATGGAGCCGTATTATTTGGCCGGCTTCCCCCGGTGTAGCGCGTATCCGGGCTTAACGGGCAACCCCTACGAAATCTACTACCCGCTTAACGAGGGGCTAACGTGGACCGAGCTGGAGAGCAAGATTCTCGACGCGGTATCGTTGCGCGGTTCGTGGATCATCTTTGTGGGGCACAACCCCGGTGTGCTTGCGACATCCACGGGTAAGTCGATGGAGTTCATTTTGGACTTCGTTGATTCGCTTGTCACGGCGGGAACGATGCGCGTGGTCACGGCGGACGAGGGCTATCAGCTTTCGTTCGAGACACCAGTTGCGGCTACTGCGAACTGGATATGGCCGAACCTTGAGGACAACGACGGCGACGGGCAACCGGACTATCTTGACACCAACTTCGACCGCTTCAACATCGGCAACGGTATTGGCAACTTTGCGATCAACGGGACGCGGGACAGTGTATGGAGTGGCGACGGAACGCGGGACGATCACGGGGTCTACGGTAATGGGTATGCTGCAATTGGAGACGGGCCGGGCTATGTTTGGGGTGACGTGCAGAACTTGACGGACTCTCATGCGAGCGCGCGATGGTTCAAAGGCAGAGACATCACCTTTTTCGTGCCCGCCGGATTTCATGGTAAGCGCGTCCAGTTTGATTTCTATGCGCAGGTCGATCAGGCCGTTGAAGATGTCTCGTCTGTTGCCCTGTCGTCTTCCGACAGCATCGGCGTCACGTTCAGCGCGTGGCGAAACGGATACGGAAACCCTCAAGGCTCGTCTCCGGAGATGACGTCAATGGCGACAACGACAAACAACGCGTTTGCGTGGGGAACCGATCTCTCGTTTCGGTTTTACTCGGTGGACACATCGCCGCCGGTTGGAAATTTCTCGACGTTTACGCCGGGCGATACCGTGGGTGGCGATTGGGTACACGTTCAAGGCATGTGGACTTGCCCCGATTGGGCACAGTATCTCGGGATCAGTCTCGTGAAAGACTCGCGCTTTGACGCGGGTTCGGTGCGCATCAGCGGGCTGAGTCTTACGGCCTTCCCGCGTGACATGAACAAGTGGTGATGATATGGAAAAAGAACTACGGAAACTACGCGAAGAAATACAGCGGCTACGTGAGGCGATAGAGGCCAAGCCGGAGTACGTGTATGTGCCATATCAGCCGTACATACCGGTGCCGCAGCCGTGGACATGGCCGCCGCAGCCTTGGGTTGTGCCAATAAGTCCCACAACCACACCGCCGGATACGTGGCCCAACCAAACATGGATCACGACGGCAGGGGGCGACACCTGATGGCGCTTGACGCGACAGTAGGCGGCGCTTCGGCCAATGCCTACGACACACAGGCCAATGCAACGACGTACTTCGCATCGGGGATGCACAAGGACAACGCCGTATGGACGGCTCTGACGAGCGACCAGCGCGATGAGTTGCTCATCGAGGCGACCATGCAAATCGACATGGAGCATATCGACGGCGGCAAGTACGACACCGACTTAACGAGCGGTGTGCCCGACCAGCGGCTACGCTTCCCGCGTGTGATCGACTACGACGACGGTACGACCTTTGTGCCCTTGTCGGTTAAAGAGGCGATGTACGAACAAGCGATATGGCTTGCCAAGTACCGGCCCGCCGATACCGCTACAACCCGGCGCGCACTACAGGCCGAGGGTGTGACGCGGGTGAAGATTGGCGACGTAGAGGAAGAATACGGTGGCACGCGGCCCGGTCTGCACAAGGGCAGCCAGTTATGCGAGCGAGCGTGGCAAATCCTCAACGCGGCGCGGCTGTTGTCGTGGTCGAGTGGATACGCATGAGCCTGATAGCGGCATACGCGAACGACGCGGTAACGATCACGCCACGGGGACCACTTGGCGGCGATGGACGGTACTCGGATGGCACGCCCGTTGTCACGACGGGATGGGTAAACGATAGGTCCGGCTGGTATCGCAACAAGGACGGCACCGAGATCACGTATACGCGGGTGGTGTACCTGAAACCGGATGAGGCGATTAACGAGGGTGACAAGGTGACGTACAACGGCGTAACGCACGTTGTGGTGATGGTGAAGCGCAATAACGACGTGTCGAACGTGTCGGAACATATCAAGGCGATGCTCGCATGAAGTCCAGTATGACATTCGACTTTACCGACTTCGAGCGCAAGACGTTGAAGCTCTACCCCAAAGAGGCGGAAGCGAGCAACCGGCACAAGATGCAGGAGAACGGGCTGGACTTCGAGAAAGAGGCGAAGAACCTTGCCCCCGTGGACAAGGGCGACCTGACCGGCAGTATCAGCAACAAGCAGAAGATTGCCGGTTTTTTTCGTGATCGCATCGAGCAACACGTTGGAGCGAACGAGCCGTATGCGGCAAAGGTGCACGAGACGATGGCACCCGCACCCGATCCGATCATGCGACAAGGCCCGTTGACGCTGGCGAAACCGCCAACGGAGTTTGGCGAGGCGGGCGGAAAGTACCTGTCACGCCCGCTTGAGGGCAAACACCAGCGATGGTTCGAGAACGTCGCAGAGGGATTGAGGGCGCTACACCGTGGCCGTTGAGACACTACTACCAGTGAGCACGGTAACGGGCGACTCGACGGGGGTGCCCTCGGCCAGCAATCACCTGAACGTGGACGACGGCATCGCAGCGGACACCATCGATACCGCCGACTACAACCACACGTTTGCGTCGGGTGACGTGGACGAATACGGACTTGGGACACTGGCGAACACGGGCACCATCAACCAGATAAAGTGGGCGACACACGAGAAGGCCGAGACACAACAAGCGGTACCGGGTGCCAAGTACCAGGTATTCCTCGACGGGGTGGCTATTGTCCCTGAGAAGGAGTACAACGTGGCACAGTGGCCGAACTGGTCCACGTTTCAAATCGTATGGAACAACAACGAGTTTCTGACGGGCTACGAGGGGTTGACGGGCGCGACGTGGAACGCTGCAACAACGCGAACGATGCGCAGGACAACCAGCACCAACGTCGGCGGTTCAACGCCGCCGTCATTCGAGAACGAGGAATAGATGCCCACAGCGCACTGGTATGTTGCGGCAACCGAACTTGCAATAACGGTACAGGAGGCAGCCACGTCCAATACATTCGTAGAGGAACTCGTGAACGACCTCGTAACCGAGGGGATTATCACGGCCAAGTCAACGGACGGGTTCTTTGACTCAATGGCCGACGTGAGCGGAACGGTGGTTGCGTTTTACGATAACGGTGGAGAGGCGGACGGGTACAGTCCGTCATCGCATCTTCGCGTCGGCGTGCGAGTGCGCAGCGATACGAACTACCTCGCAGCGCGGCGGCTGGCCGGGCGCATCTACAACCGTTATCACCAGATGGTAGATACGACGCTGACCAACTGGCGCGTGTTATCGGCAACCGGGACGTTACCCGGCTCAATCGGCAGAGACGACCGCGACCGCAGCCTTGTCGCGTTTAACCTCATCTTTAACGTGACCCTTGTTGACCAAACCATAGCGGATGGTGATACAGGATATGGCGGGAAAAAAGATCCGATCCCCGAAGCGTAAGCAGCCCCTCATCTGCACGGTGATGCGTGTGAAGAACGAGGAAAAGTATCTACGCTACGGCCTTGAGAGTTTGCGTGCATTGGGTGGGCCGGTTGTGGTGCTCGACGACGGCAGCACGGATGCAACGATGTCGATATGCTCCGAGTTTGACTACGTGCACTACTTCAGGCAGGACGATCAGCTCGACATCTACGGTGAGCCGTACAAGATGGATGAGGGGCGCGACCGCACGTTTATCATGCGTGAGGCGTTGAAGCTGAAACCGCAATGGGTATTCACGCTCGATGGGGACGAGGTGCTCGACCCGACGACGCCGGAGCGCATGTTGGCGGCGGTGACAAACTGTCCCGATGACGTGAACGTATTCGAGATGTTTATGGCGGTGATGCAGACGGGACCGGGCGAGGCCAAGCAGAAGTGGCTCGGCCCGCCGGAGCCGTACGGGCGCTGGCAGATGGATCGCATGTTTCGCGTACGTGACGCGGATACGGCGCACGAGTTCGTCAGCAACTTTACGAATAACCTGCATTGCGGGTGCGTACCGCCATTGCGGGATTACAAACGTATCAAACTGGACGCATGGATACGGTATTACGGTTATGAGTCGCCACAGGCGATTGAACGCAAGGCGATGTTTTACGAGGAACACGATCCGGTCAACTTTCCAAATGTTGCACGGATGTGGAGGGAGCGGG